GACACTAGAAATAGGCGGCGTAATGCTCCCTGCCTACGAACTGACCGTAGAAATGAGAGCGTCGACTACATGACCGACGTTGAGTATCGCATTGTTAGCCACCGCGTAGGCGAGCCGGGCAGCCTGTTTGTGCCTAAACAAGGCATAAACGTTGAGGCCTTAGTAGCAGGCGGTTTTATTGTGGCGGTAACAGTATCCACCGCAACACCGTCTAAGCGCCGTAAAGTAAACACAGCACCAGAGGAGTAACTCACATGGCAACCAATCAGTACCTATCTAACCCAGTTGTTAAAATTAACGCTGTTGACCTAACGGGTTTTTGCACCGCAGCTAGCGTCATTCAGCGTTTTGAGCCGCTTGACAACACTACTTTTGGGCAAACAGACCGCAGCTATGTAAAAGGCTTAGGCGATCACGAAGCAACCGTGACATTGCTGCTGACCTATGCCGCGTCAGAAACTTACGCAACATTGGCAACGTTGGTAGGCACAACCACCACCGTTGTTGTTAAACCGACCAGCGCTGCAGACAGCGCCACAAACCCCGGCTTTACTTTGACTGGGGCGCTGCTAGCTGAACTGCCAGTTATTAACGCAAGCCTTGGCGAGCTACAAACCGTAGACATTGTTTTCCAAGGCGGCGTTTACAGCGCAGACGTAACCCCATAACTAAGACCTAAAACCAAATAGACAGAAAGGCATTATGAAAATCAAACTACGTGTAACCGTTACACCCGGCAGCGAGCCAGTCGAGGTGCTAACAAACCTGTTGTGCATTACAGAATGGGAACGCACAGAAAACCGCAAGGTAACTGACGGGCGTGGCATTGGTATGGGTGACATGGTGTCTTGGGCGTTTTTTATGTTTAAGCAATCAGGCCGCGCTATGCCGCAAGCCAACGCGCAAGAGTGGCTAAAACAAAACCCTGACATGGAAATTGAGGCCGTAGACCAAACCGACCCAAACCCTACGGGCGCGGCAGCTACCGCCGCCAACTAGCAGAGGTTTTGGTAGCAACAGGGTGGTGGCCGCCAGCAATCCCGTTTGAGGCTAAAGATTTGGCTACTGTGGTAGTAGTCCTAAACAAGGCGGCGAAACAATGACAACCAGCACATCTGTAGGCGTGTTTGGTGTCAAAGAGGCGCTTAAAGAGTTGCGCGACATTGACCCTGAGCTTCGCAAGCTAATTAACGCACGCGCGAAAGACGTAGTAAAGCCTGCAACAGACGCAATGAAAGCGCAATACCCGGCACGTTTATTGTCGGGCATGGCACGCAACTGGCAACAGCGAGGCCGCCAATTATTCCCTTACGATCAGGCCGCTGCACGTCGAGGTGTAACGATAAAGGTCAACACCAGCAAAAAATCTACGTCTGTTATCAGCATTATTCAGAAAAACCCAGCGGCTGCAATTATTGACATGGCAGGCAAGGGTGGCGGCGGTAGCGCACAGGGCAGCCGTTTTGCTGACGCGTTAACCGCATTCTTTGGGCAACCGTCGCGCGTGATGTGGCCTACGTATGACAAAAACAGCGCCAACGTTACAGAAAACATGCAAGAAGTAGTTAACGATCTTATGGCAGCTGTTGGCAAGAGAGTGATCTGATGGGCATTTTAATTCCGATTATTTCAGAGTTTGACAGCAAGGGCATTGACAAAGCGGTTAAAGAATTTAATTCGTTAGAGGGTGCTGGCGCTAAAGCAGGTTTTGCAATACAAAAAGCGGCGTTACCTGCAGCTGCAGCAATCGCAGGCCTAGCAGCCGGGTTAGGTATGGCTACTAAGGCCGCTATGGAGGATGCAGCCGCGCAGGAACAATTAGCAGGTGTAATTACACGGTCAACGCTTGACGCAACGCAAGACGCAATAGACGTTAACGAAAAGTTTATTAGCAGCCTTAGTCGGGCTACTGCTACCGCTGATGACGCGTTAAGGCCTGCATTGGCAACGTTGGTGCAATCAACAGGTGATCTGACGTTTAGCCAAGAGCTACTGCAGCAGGCGCTCGACATTAGCGCTAGCACAGGCAAAGACCTAGGCACGGTTACAGACGCGCTAAGCAAGGCGTACAACGGCAACATGAAAGGCCTAAAAGCCTTAGACGCGTCATTAATACCACTAATTGCAGACGGGCAATCGTTTGATGACGTAATGATTGCGTTGGCTGGCACTACTGGCGGCGCAGCTGCAGACGCAGCCAACACGGCTGCCGGGCGCATGGCAAACCTAAAAATACAAATGGACGAAACAAAAGAAAGTATTGGCGCGGCCTTGTTGCCTGTAGTGCAAAAATTGTTAGACATTTTGCTACCTGTTGCGTATTGGGCGCAAGAAAACACAGGGCTGTTTTTAGGGTTTGCAGCGGTTATTGGTGGCCTGTCAATTGCCGTGTTAGCAGCTAACGCAGCCATGAAAATTTACCAAGCAACGTTAGTAATAGTAAAAGTAGCGCAAGCAGCGCTTAATTTTGTTATGTCAGCCAACCCCATTGGGCTAATTGTGATTGCCATTGCAGCTGTTGTTGCAGCGTTTATTATCCTAGAAAAACGGTTTGGCCTTGTCAGCGCAGCCGTTGAGGTCATTGGCGACGTGTTTTACAAGTTTCTAATACAGCCAATTGCTACAGCACTTAGTTTGATCGGCAAGCTAATTAGCGCATTAGGCAAAATACCCGGTTTAGGCGCATTAGGCAGCGTTGTTGGCGGTGCAATAAAAGGCATACCCGGCCTTGCAGCTGGCGGCATTGTTACGCAACCGACCCTTGCCATGATTGGTGAGGCAGGCCCAGAGGCTGTTATCCCACTTAATCGACTAGGCGGCGGTGGCATAACCGTAAACGTCATGGGCGGCCTAGCCACCAGCGCCGAAATAGGGCAGGCTGTTGTTAACGCAATTAGGGCTTACAACCGATCTGCAGGCCCGGCAAACATAGCGGTTGCCTAATGCCCGGCTCAACAATCGTTCAGTCAGGTGATTACGACCTATTTATTGACACAGGCACATTGCAAGACGCTTTCACGCTTGACACGTCGCTACTAGACGGCACAGACGTTTTAGACGGCTCAACCACATTTGCCAAGGTTACGTTTGGCACGCTCAATGTAAACATACGTCGAGGCCGCCAAGACCAAGGCGATCAATTTAGCGCTGGCACAATGACGTTTACGTTAAACGACACGTTTGCTGACGGCGTGTTTAATCCGTTTGACACCGTAAGCCCGTTTTATGACACGACAAACAACCAGCCGGGGCTAGCACCTATGCGCGAGGTGCAATTCGTGCGGTATGACAGCCTTGGTGACCCTGAGGATTTGTTTAAGGGTTACATAGTTAATTATGACTACGCGTTTACGTTGGGCGGCCTAAACACGGTGTCTGTGTATTGCGCCGATCAGTTTTATCTACTTGCGCAAACCGTGTTAGATGAGCTAAACGTTACGGCTGAGCTGTCGGGCGCACGCATAGCCACCGTGTTAGCCCTGCCTGAGGTAAATTACACCGACCCGACAAACATTGCCACAGGCACAGTAGACCTAGGCCATGACGCTGCCTACACCGTGCCTGCAGGTACAAACGTGTTGGCGTACCTGTCGCAGATAAACGACACAGCCGAATTTGGGCGGCTGTTTATGTCGCGTGACGGGGTGCTTACATTCCAAAACAGGGTAGGCAACACGCTGAGCGCGCCAGTAGTTGACTTTCATGATGACGGCACAAACACACCGTATGACACCGTTGGCATAACCTTTGAGGCTGATCAGGTAGTTAACCGGGCGGTGGTAACGGCCTTAGATGACAAGACGGCTACCGACAGCGACCCTGCCAGCATTGCGACCTACTTTACGCAGACAACCAGCATTACTAACAGCTTGCTGCATGTGCAAGGGCAGATAGATGACGCGGCGGCCTACCTGTTAAATGGTGAGCCTGAGGCACGGTACACCGACGTTGGCACAACATTTGCCAGCCTGTCTACCGCTGAGCGTGACGCGGTAGCCATAGTCGACATAGGTGACACAATCACCATAGAAAAAACCTTTACGTCTGGTACAGGCACAACCGAATTGGCCCAAGAGCTGTCGGTAGAGGGTGTTGAGCATGCCATAGATTTTGGCAGCGGTCACCGGATCACATTCTTTACAGCCCCAACCACCATTGTTTACGAGCTAATTTTAGATGACGTAACCTATGGCATTATTGACGCAGAAAATGTCCTAGGCTGACCGTATGGGCGCTAACGCACAGACCGAAGTACCAACGTTTACCGCGTCGCAGGTATTGACCGCCGCGCAAATGAACACAAGCGCCCGCACGGGTGTACCCGTGTTTGCAACTACCGTTACGCGTGACGCCGCATTTGGTGGCGCAGGCGAAAAGACACTTGCCGAAGGCCAATTGTGTTATTTGGAAAGCACAAACGTAGTCCAGTATTACGACGGCGCAGCATGGGCTACCGTTGGGCCTAGCACGGCGGGCGGCATTGTGTTTGTTAGCGGTGCCGCGTTCACAACTGTTTCTAGCGTCAGTTTGGCGGCTAGCACGTTTACTAGCACCTACCGCAATTATCGGATTATTTTGCACATTACAGCTTCGGCTAGCGCAACAGTTAGCACTATGCGTATGCGTGCAAGCGGCGTTGACGATAGCGCCGCTAGTTATCGCTACGCTTCGCGTGGCCTTAGTAGCACAAACGTAGCATTTGACTCAAACAATAATTCCACAACTTCGTGGCAGATCATAAGCACAAACACCGACCCGCAACCCAGCGTGATGGTTATTGACGTTATTGCGCCACAAGTAGCAACCCAAACACTTGTAACGGGTACATTTTCGTTTTCTGACAACACTTACGGCCAACTTACGCAAGTTTTTGGCGGCCGTTTTGCTGCTAACACACAGTTTGACGCGCTTAGTTTTTTATTTGCAGGCAACATGAGCGGCGTTTATCGTGTCTACGGCTATTCAGACAGTTAGGACAACATGACAAAACCAAACGTATTAGACGGCAACGAAATGCGCGAAATGACCGACAGCGAACACGCAGCGTATCTTGCGTGTTTTGTCGAAGTAGAAAAGAACGAAACCGCGGCACAACAGGCAGCGACGGCAACAGCAACATCACGGGCTAGCGCACTTGCAAAACTTGCCGGGCTAGGGCTAACAGATGACGAAATTAACGCGCTAGTTGGCTAAACATGAACAAAAACGCACAACTACAAACAGCTGACCAAACCTTAAAAGGTGCTGTCATGGCGTTAGGTAGCTACGTTGCACACAAAAACAATGTTGACCCACAAATCATTGCGTTATCACTACCCGTAGCCGCAGGCCTTATGGCATGGATCAGCACGTTACTTGGCAACAAAAACACAGCTTGCCTATTTGTAGAAAAAGACTTAGACAAAAAATAGTGGGCAAGACCTACACCGTTACCACAGCGCCAGTAGTTGACGCAGCGCTACCCGGCATGACCCAATGGGTGCGGTGCGCAGCTGAGTACAGCAACGGCGCATTGTGGAATAACGGCACATTTGTTAAAAGAGACATACGCGGCAAACCCGGTCAGATTAGCAACCATGCACGCGGCCTAGCAGCCGATCTGTCTTACAGGTTTATGCCAGCCAGTAAACGCGGCGTAAGCAACGGGCGTGTGCGCTCGCTCGAATTTATGAAACAGGTGTTAGCCAATTATGACGTGCT